CCACGGTCTACTTCGGCGTGGGTGCATTTGCAGGCCACGGCTATGACGATGACGGCAAGCAGAAGTGGTACCGCAAACAAGAACACGCAACATGGTTCAAGGCATTGGCCCTTGACCTCGACATCGGCCCAGACAAACCGTATGCCACTCAGAAAGAGGGCTGGACTGTGATGAAGGAGGCACTGACGAAGATCGGTATGCCGCCACCCATGATTATCTCGTCCGGTAACGGCATCCACCTGTACTGGCCACTCACTGCACCAATCAGCAAAGCGCACTGGGTCAAAGCATCCACAGCACTGCGCGTTGCGCTAGAAGAGCACGGAGTTGAAATTGACACCTCGAAGATTCACGACCCATCCATGGTGCTTCGCCCCGTTGGTACGCACCACAAAAAGCAGCAGCCATGGAAAGATGTCCGGTGTGTTGCGGACAGCGCAGACTTCGATGCAGTTGCGCTCTTCGGTACGCTCAAGCCGTGGTTCGGCAAGAGTGCCAAACTATCATCCAACGCGCTCACGCCACGCGCAGGCAAGCCCAAGTCATCCATCCTCGACGCAGTACTCAACACCAATGATGTCGTCCTCGATGCCGTGGCATCTCGTTGTAACCAAGTGGGAGCTCTTGTTTCTTCTGGTGGTGTGCTTGATGCCGCTGGTCGACCTGTAGAAGAGCCGCTGTGGCGTGCGTCACTGGGCCTTGCCAAGCACTGCACGGACCCAAAGGAAGCCATCGTAAAGTTGGCTGGGCTACACAAAGACTTTGACCTAGACACCAACCTCGACAAGATCAACGGTTGGAAAGGTACAGGGCCAACAACCTGCGCGAAGTTCGAGCAGCTGTGCTCCAAGGGCTGTGAGGGATGCCCGAGTCGTGGAAAGATCACAAGCCCAGCGCAGTTGTCCGTGGCGACCGAGGTGGCTGTCGAGACTGAGGCTGGCGAAGAGATCGTGCTGACGCTGCCCAAGGGTTACGTGGTGCAGAACGGGCAGATTTACCGCGAGGTCAAGACAGAGGTCACGACGACCGATGCCAACGGCAACACCGTGGCGCAAGACGTGGTTGAGTTCGACCACGTGAGCCAGTATGAGATGCACATCACGGGCGTGTACAACGACGACGAGAGCGGCAAGTCAGCGTTCAAGCTGATGGTCAAGTACCCGATGACTGGCTGGAAAGAAAAGCCGCATGACATGTCGGTGCTGGCTTCAGTAGGCAAAGACTTCAGCGCGTTCTTGCTCAACCGCCAGATTTACGTCAAGAACATTGGCCAACAAGAAAAAGTACGGGGATTTTTAATGGATTACTTAACGATGGTGCAGCAGCAGACACCAACTGGGCAGGACTACGTGAGCTTCGGCTGGCAAGATGATGGCTCATTCATGTGTGGCCCGACACTGCTTGGTGCACAGCACGACAACATCGACACGCGCTTGCGTGGCCCAGCGAAGGCATTCGAGAATTTGATCGGCCCACACGGCTCTCGCGACGAGTGGATTCGCGGCATGGACATGCTCAACCGTCCGGGTTCAGAGACGATACGCTCCGCTGTGCTGCTGGCGTTGACTGGCATCCTCGGGCCTGTGGCTGGCAACGGCACCGTCGTGGTGTCCATCTACTCGACAGAGACGACTACGGGCAAGACCCTGTCACTGATTGCCGCCAACAGCCTCATCGGCACGCCCAAGCAACTGTTCCTGAGCCAGAAGGACACGGCCAACGCCCTGTACAAGCAGCGCGGTGTGCTCAACAGCTTGCCATGCTGCATCGACGAGATGACTGCAGCTGACGACAAAGACATCGCTGACATGACGTATCAGCTGAGCATGGGCCGTGAGAAGGTGTCCATGACCAAAGATCGCGATTTGCGAGACCCTGCGTCGTGGGATGGCCCCACACTGATGACAACCAACATCTCGCTGTGGCAGAAGTTCGAGGGTGCACAGGCTGGCAACGAGCCGCTCAAAGCCCGATGCTTGGAGTTGCCACAACATGACCGCACGTTCATCGAGACCCGTGAAGACGGCAAGAGCGATGGCTATGAGTTCTTCGACATCATGGCCAAGAACAACGGCTGGGCTTTCCCAGAGCTGGTGCAGGTGGTGATCGACAAGGGCGGTCCAGAGGCTGTGTGGAAGTGGGCCGAGGCATCGTTCATGAAGACGTTCAACTTTGTGTTCGAGCCGCAGGAGCGCTTCTATCGTACGGCCATCATCTCTGCATGGGGTATGGGACGGATTGGCCAAGCCTTGGGCCTGTTCCCGTTCGATGTGCAGGGCACCATCGACCACCTGATCTCGCACATCAAGAAGACACGCCAGTTCACCATTGATCACAAGACCGATGTGTTCGACATCGTGGGCCAGTTCCTTGCAGAGCACAACGACCAGCTGGTCGAGTGCAAAGAGAAGTATGGATCAGGTGTTGAGCAGGTCACACTGCCAGCACCAGAACGCGCCGTGGCGCGGGTCAAGATCGTCTACGACGACAAGAACCCCATCATGCCGGGGAGCCAAGTGGCGATCAACGCTGAGAAGCTGCGCTCATGGCTCAAGATCAAGCGTGATGGCTTGGACCGCATCGAGCGGGAGCTGGAGAACGAGAACGCATTGCTGCGCCGCCGTGACCGCGTCACTATGTTCAAGGGCTGCCCCAAGCACGCCCCGGGCCAGATGCAGTGCATGATCGTGAACCTGAACCACCCACGGTTCGTAGACAGCCTGACGGGCACCACAGCCCGCGCACAGAGTAAGATTGCACTGGCTGTTTTGGGAGCTGCAGCATGAACGTGTATGGCACTCCTTGGGAACTAGACGAGCCCTACGAAGTTAGCATTGCCAGAATCAAAGCCCTCGCTGCAAACGCGGGGACTCCGGGTCATAACGAATATGGACAGGCATTGCACGCATGTCACGGGTACAGGCACGACGCTCACTACTGGGCATGGATTTCAAACAGGGGAAACGCATGAGTATTGATTCGATCGAGTTGTGGCACCGTAGGGGTCGTCCTGACCCCACTGCCCGGGAACTGGACATTCAGATGGGATGCCACGTGGAGGAGTTCGTGGAGATGCTGGACTGCGTGCAGTTCAACGGCGGGTGGAACAACCTGCGCTACGAGCTCAAGCTGCTGGCTGACCGACTCAAGAGCGGGCAGGAGAACGTAATCATTCACGACCGCAAAGAGATGCTGGACTCGCTGGCCGATCAGATCGTCACGTCTGTCGGTGTTGGCCACTGCGCTGGCATGAAGATGACCGATGGGGTCGATGCCGTGAACCGCAGCAACTGGTCAAAGTACGACGAGAACGGCAACCCTGTGTTCAACGAACATGGGAAAATAGCGAAGGGGCCGAACTACCGCCCTCCAGTGCTGAACAACCTTTACTGAGGAACAACCATGCCACGCAACTACAAACAGGAATACGCCAACTACCAAGGCAAGCCAGAGCAAATCGCCAACCGTGCGAAACGCAACGCTGCCCGTTCTGAGATGGAGAAGAAGGGTGTGGTGTCCAAGGGTGACGGCAAGGACGTCGATCACAAGACGCCTATTGCCAAAGGCGGCGGCAACGGATCAGGCAACCTGCGTGCAGTGCCCAAGTCCGAAAACCGCTCCTTTGCCCGGACCAAGTCGGCCCGGATGAAGTGATTACTTCTTGGCCTTGGGCTTTACGCCCTTGGCCTTGTCAGCGGCCACGTACTCCTTGGCCACCTTCTTGGGGATACCCAGCTTCTTGGCGAAGGCTGGGTCATGTGCAGCAGCCCGCATAGTGCGGGCTTGTTTTTCGCTGGTGCTTGGCATTACTTCTTTGCTTTGGCGAGGCAGGTGCCAGCCTTGGCGCACTTGGCTGGGTTAGGGCAACCCTTGCAAGGTTTGAAAGGAGCAGCTTTTTTGCCTGCGGGTTTGGCCGGGGCCATCATCATCTTTTTGCCGTACATCATGGGGTTCTCCAGTTAGCATTTCCAAGCCCGCAGGCTTTTGTTGATTCGACTGTTAGGGTCTTTGGCAGTTTTTTCACTGGTCAGCTTCTCCTTCATGCCCTCCATGCGGGCGCAGAATGAGTCACGTCGTGGGCCACCTTCAGGTTGAGGGGCCTTGAGCCCCGGCTTGCCGGGGTTGGCTTTGTTGTAGGAGGCACGCCCCTTGGCGTTAAGACCCCCCTTGGGGTCTTTGCCTTCCTTGCGTGTCCATGCTGGTGTCTTTGCCATCATTCTTCTCCACGTTTTTTAGCCATCTCTTTTTCCATGCGTTCTTGCAGGTCTTCGAGCTCTTTGTCCAGTGCCTCGTAGTCAGGGTAGCCCTTGCGGTACTCGTCGCGCTTGGCCTTGGTCATTGCAGCCTTGAACTCACGCTGAACGCGCTCAGCGTTAAGCTCTTGCTTGGTTTCCTCTTCTGTTACGTTGTAATCATACAACTTGAGGCCGAACGAGCGTGCAAACACGAGGCCGGAAGGCGGAGTGCCTGTGATGCCCTCTTTGCCCTCGAAGAAGTCAGTGGCGCGACCGATCTGCTTGCTGCTGATCGCAGGTGGCGTGAAGATGTCGTAGCCTGCCTTGGTCGAGTTCCACAGCTTTTCCCAGCCTGTGTCAGTCGGCTGGTGGATGGACTTGCCTGTGAATGTGTCTACGCCGAGCACAGTGCTGGCAATCACAGACACGAACGGTCCGCTGGGGGTGATCATGCTTGGGAACCATGACTGGCCCATAAACCCATTCGGCAACCCTTTGGTCATCGACGCGACAGGGAAGTAGTCTCCGAGCTTGTAGTACACAGGGTTCTCGTCATCGCCCATGAACGGGATACGGACGTGCATGTATGGACCAACCGAGCCGAAGAACATGCGCTCGCGGATAGTCTCTGGCCCTGACTTGCGAATCTCTTCGTCATCACCATCGGCAGCGCCACTCATCGCAGCTTCCAGCAGGTAGTAGGCCATCAAGATGTTTGCGATCTTCCATGGCTGCATGAGCACCATACGGCCAATCATTGGACCCATGGCGTAACCCCACGAGATGAACGGCATCACTGTCTGGCGCAATGCCTTCACAGCCTTGGAGTCGATGTCGTAGTCACCAAACGCTTTCAGAGCGAACTGCCCAGCAGTGCGGAACATAGCGTCAGTCGGTGCCTTGGTATTGGCCTTGAGCTGCTCTTGGCCAACGCTCTTCATAAACGCTGCCATGCGGAACGCGTTGTCTTCAAAGGCGTAGATTTGCGTCATCACCTCATCGGCTGTCAATGCACCCTTGGCACCCTTCTTGACGTACTTGTCGATGAACTCAGCTTTGGACTTCTCGATGCCGAGGTAGCCCGCGACACGTGTCAGCAGGGAGTCGTCGTTGCCGTTGCGCAGGTTGTTCTCTTGCGCTTGGTACAAGGCTTCTTTGACTTCTGTGCTGGAGAAGTCGCCCAGCATCGCGCCAGAGTTGATGAACTGCTCGACCATGGTGCGCTCTTGCACAGTCAGTGATTTGGGGCTGAACTCGTAGCGGTACAACAACTTGGTGGCATCGCGCATTGTCTTGAACGAGATGTCGTGCATCATCGCCATGGTAATGTTCGAGGCCGCGTTGGTGACGTGCGTGCCGGGGTTCAGCGTGGTCTTTGTCTTCTTGAACCAACGCATCGTGCTGTTGACTGCACGGATGTCAATGACTGGCTGGCGCGAGTACATGTCGATCATCGAGTTCCACACTGGACCCGGCAGATACTTGCCAGCGAGATCACCGTACACGTCAGACTTCGGCAGCTGCACCCAAGTGCCAGACATGCGGTACAGGTCACGTGTCTTCTCAGAACGCGACATTTCTTCCGACACGCTCAGAATGCGGTCGTCGCCCTCTTGCAGCTTGGTGCCGTACTCTTCGTTGATCTGCGCTACGTTGTCGTAGGCAACACGTGGGTAGGGGCTGTCTTCGCTGCCCATCTTGGCCATGGCACTGATGAAGTTCTTGCTGGCGTAGTTGTTGGCCAGCGCAGCCATGGTGTTGCGCAGAGCGTTTGCCAGATCGTCAGCTTTTTCGTCTGCGATCTTCTCTTTAGCCGTCGTGTTCGTAGTGAACTTAAACTCGCCCTTATCCACATCGCCTTTCTCGTTGACCCACTTGCGCGTAGTGTCGACAGCAAAACCCATAGGGTCTTTCTCGCCGAGTTCCTTGAACTTAGCAGCCGACATAAAGCCAGCAGACTCAGGCGTGCCTTTGACAGTGTTGGCGGTCTTGAACACTTGGTAAAAGTCGCCATCCAGAACGACGTCGCCGTCTGCGGTTTTGATGAACCAGTTCTCGTCGATTTCTTTTTCAAAGACAGACTTCTTGCCGAGTACAGCATTGATCTTGCCGAGGCCAAACTGGTTGCGGGCGATCTCTTCGGTGCGCGACGGGAACAGCAGGTTCTCGGAGAACTTGCGTGTGTTGAAGAATTTCTGCTCGACAGGCGACAACTCAGCCACGTAGATGTCGAACCACTTCTTCATGTTGTCAGCCAAGCCCTTGAGCTTACCGCCGTCATTGACACCATCCAGTGCGCGTTTGTTGCCGTCGAGATAATCGAACACAGCGTTGACTTGCGCAGCTGGCTGGCTGGTGATGTAGTTGGCAATACGCTCAGCGACTTGGTAGCCGACGTTCTTGTCGAACTTGTAGTTGTCTTGGATGTTGGAGACATCGCGTGTGACGTTGTACCGTGAGTTCAGCAGGCCAGCAACAATCTCTGCGCTGGGGTACTTCTTTGCTGTCTCACGAGCCCACCCAGCCAGCTTCTCAACACCCTTGCCGACCATACCTTCTTTGCTCCAGCCGACTGCCTCGAACAGGCGTTGTGTGCTGAACACGTTGACGAGGTTCTTCTCTTCCCAGCGGGTGTAATCCACGACAGGGACGCCCAGAGCTGCAGCAGCTTTCTCGTTGCTGACGGGCTTGGTGGTCGTAACGGCGGCTTCGAGGACGTTGCCTGTGTTTGGCACGCGTGCTTCTTTGCTGGCTTTTTCGAGCAGGGCAAGGCTTGTGTCGAGCACATCTGCAGCCACTGTGTTTGGCTTGTTCAGCATGCGGGCCATGACAGCCTTGATG